CTTACCACTAGATGTAGAGTATGCCGAGTTGTATTGTGATGGCAAGTCAATAGAAGAAGTATGCCCAGAACAAGTCAGTGACCGATGGGAATACTTAAACGATAGACTTCGCTCTCACTTACGAGCATTGACGATAGGCAAAATAGATCTCACAGAGCATTGCTTCTATGACTTGGTTCCAGAGCACTTCCTATGCGAATACTACGAGTTAAAGAATAGAATTACTCAACACGTCCTAGACAACATCCCTAAACCAGACAACTACGACCATCTCTTAACGCTCACCAAAGCAGTGGAGAACATAAAGAAAAGAGAACTAAAAATACAGACAAAGAACTTGGCACAACATTACGCTTCCACACAAGCAAGGTCTTTGATGCAGAAACTGTCAAGACGAAACACACACAGAATAGAATATAACATCCACGGTACAAAGACAGGACGCTTAACAACAGAGAGAGGATCGTTTCCAATCTTGACAATGAACAAGAAGCATCGCTCTATCATTGAACCAACCAATGATTTGTTCTTGGAACTGGACTTTAACGCAGCGGAGATACGCACCCTGCTTGCCCTTAGTGGTAAGTCTCAACCTAAGAGGGACATCCATAACTGGAATGTGAAGAATGTTTACAGCGGGTCTATCAACCGAGAACAGGCAAAAGAAAGGATCTTCGCTTGGCTTTACAATCCCAACTCTAAGGACAAAGCATCAGATAACGTCTACGAGAGAGACAAAGTTATCAAAAAGTATTGGGACGGAACCAAAGTAAAAACTATCTACAATAGAGAAATTAAATCCGACCATCACCACGCAATGAATTACATCATTCAAAGTACAACAGCAGACTTGTTCCTGAGACAAATGAACAAGGTCTATAAGATGCTTGAAGGCAGAAAGTCCTTCATCTCTTTCTTCGTTCACGATAGTCTGGTCATTGATCTCAACAAAGAAGAGAAAAGATTAATACTACCGATAGTAGAAGAGTTCTCAAACACTTCACTCGGAAAGTACAAAGTAAACATTGCCTTGGGCAAAAACTATGGAGAAATGAAAAAACTATGCATATAATAGGAGTAGGCAAAGCGGGTAGCAACATTGCCAAGAAATTTAAAAAATACCCACAATACACAACACACTGTATTGGTTTAACACAGGAATACAAGTTACCTGACTGTAAGACAATGGAGGAGATGGAACAAAACACACCAGAGTTTCCAGAGTTAATAGAGAAGGTCTCAGGAGATACAATCGTACTTTGTGCTGGTGGAGGTATTCAAAGTGGCGCTTTAATGCGTCTATTAGGCGCTCTAACGAACGTAAACATAAAAATGGTATACATACGCCCTGAAATCAATTTCGTGTCTCCTGTGGCAAAACAGAGGGAAAAACTGGCATACAATGTTTTACAAGAATATGCTCGTTCTGGTATGTTTGAGAGACTTTACATCGTCCACAATACCAAAATCTCTAACATTTTAGGTAACTTATCGGTCGGAGAGTACTTCAATAAGATCAATGAGTTCATTGCCGAGACAGTTCATATGATCAACTATTTTAAAAACTCCGAAGCAGTGATGTCCAACATCACACAACCGAGAGATGTATGTCGCATTTCAACGATTGGAGTATACGACCTTGAAGAAGAGAAGGAAAACTACTTCTTTGAGTTAGAAAACATCCGAGAGAAGAACTTTTATTATTCTTTTAGTGATGAAAACCTTAATGAAAACAACAACTTGTTGAATGAAATACGTCAACAAATAGAAAAAGCTGGACAAGAAGAAAAGATTGATGTATCATATAACATATCTCGTAATGAGTACGGGAAAAACTTTGCTTATTTAATGGCACACACCAACTTTATACAAAAATAGGCTTGACAAATAAACAAAATTAGATTATGATATACGTGCGAGTTAGGAAAATCACCTAACTTTTAACATTTTAAAGGAGAAAAAATGGCTATTGATTTAAATAAAATGAGAAAAAAACAAGAAGCACTACTAAACCGTGGTGGAGATAAGAAGAACCTATTCTGGAAACCGCAAGATGGAGAACAGACAATTCGTATTGTCCCTGATGCTGACGGCGATCCCTTCCGTGAATTTTGGTTCCACTACAACCTGGGAGATAATCCAGCGTTTATGAGCCCCAAGCGTAACTTTGGGGAAGATTGTCCGCTGGATAGTTTTGTTAGGAAACTCTTTAACGAGAAAACTGATGAAAGTCGTGAACTTGCCAAAAAACTTATGGCAAAGCAACGTTTCTTTTCACCAGTAATCGTTCGTGGAGAGGAAGATAAAGGAGTGCGTCTTTGGGGTTATAGCAAGACAGTTTATGAGAAACTTCTTGCGCTAGTTCTAAATCCAGACTACGGTGATATCACTGACCCTGATGCTGGAACGGACTTAGTGTTACGCTATGGTAAGAAAGCAGGAGCAATGTTCCCCTCAACGGACATTGAACCCCGCCGTAAGACCACAGTGATGGTTGAGGATAAAGATCTTTCTTTGGAAATGTTGAATAAAACATTTGATTACACTGAGATCTTTACTAGGAAGACCCCGCAAGAGGTTCAGGGAATGCTTGATGCCTACCTAAGTGGTGAAACCACTGATGATTCTGCCGGTGAGTTGAAGTATAAAGCAACTGAGCAGCAGGATTCAATCGACAAAGCATTTAAAGAACTTCTTTAAATTTAATTTCAAGTGGTCGGAGGGGGGATGTTGCTTTTTGTAGCATCCCCCCTTATTTTATTAAGGAGGATTATATGTCAAGAAGACCAAAAAATATTATGCCAACAGGCAGACTTAGTATTACCGAGATGAAAAAACTCGTAAATAAATCAGCAGGTGCTGATGTCGCATTCAATTTGACAGAAGAAAACCCAACAGAGGTTGAACAGTGGATTGAAACCGGTTCTAAATGGTTGGACGGTATCATACGCCGTGGCAACTGGGGAGGTATTCCAGTAGGGAAGGTCTCTGAGATTGCTGGATTAGAAGCAACTGGTAAGAGTTATATGGCAGCACAGGTTGCCTCTAATGCTCAGAAGCAAGGTATTGATGTCATTTATTTTGATTCTGAGAGCGCTATTGATCCATCGTTTTTAAGTAACGCCGGGTGTAATCTGGAAAATCTGCTGTATGTACAGGCAACATCAGTAGAGTTTGTGTTAGAGACCATAGAGAGTCTCTTGGCAAGTAATGATGGCCAGATGCTTTTTATATGGGACAGCGTTGCTTTAACACCGTCTATCAGTGATATTGAAAGTGACTTCAATCCACTATCAACAATGGCAGTTAAACCTCGTATTCTATCAAAGGGTTTATCAAAGTTGGTTCAACCAATTGCAAACAAGAAAGCAACGTTGCTAGTTTTAAATCAACTTAAAACCAACATCACAAGAAGTCCAGCAGAGGCAATGACTACTCCATACTTTACTCCCGGTGGTAAAGCATTGGCGTATTCTTACTCACTTCGCATCTGGTTAACTGCTAGGAAGGGTAAGGCAAGTTTTATTATGGATGATGCCGGATTTAGGGTCGGTACAGAAGTTAAAGCAAAGATTGAGAAAAGCAGGTTTGGATCGCAAGGTCGTCAATGCTCTTTCAAGATTATCTGGGGTGGAGACAATGTACACATTCTAGACCGTGAGAGTTGGTTAGAAGCAATCAAAAGTTCCGATAGTTTAAAGACAGGCGGTGCTTGGTATACTCTGGTTCATAAAGATGGTAAAGAAGAGAAGTTCCAACAGAAAGGATGGTTGGAAAAACTGGAAGACCAGAAGTTTTATGACAGAGTTATTGAGTTGTTGGAAGAAGAAGTTGTTTTAAAGTTTGATGAGAAGATAGGAAAAGCAGAAGACTTTTATGAACTTGATGGAGGTAAATAATGGCAGCAGATATCATTGAAGAAATAAAAGAAAAGTATAGTGAGATCAGTGATGACTACGATGTCAGACTTGAAAAGGACGATGGAGGCAGAGTTATTAACGTAAATACGGTTCTATTAGAATACGCAGAAGTGTTACGTAAAGTGCTTCCATCAAAATATAAGGGTCATAAAGTCGTAGTTTCTTACTATGCGGATAAATAAAACATCCACACTAGTTATATTAGTGGGAATTTAAAAAAATGAGGAGTTCTCTTTGTCGATACATATTTAAGGGTTTAGACCCAACCGAGGTTTTTGGAGACATTTACTACACTAATGAAACGTCAATGATTGTTTTAAAAGCAATGTTTGAGATCGGATTCATCGAACACAAGATCTACTCTAACGACCACGTAAACTTGACAAAGGGAACTCCTTGTTTACTTCAACATGAAGACACAATCAAGATAGCAAGAATACTAAGCGAAGTTGCTGAAGAAATAAAACAAAACAAACATTCAAATATGAAATATCGCCCTGATGCCGACCACTTCACAGTAGTAGAAAACGGTTATTGTCACTGGATAGCAGAGACAGAACTATACGAACTTGTTGAGTTTTTAAACTGTTCTGGTGGGTTTGAATTTACCAACACCGGATCAATGGCGAAAGCAATTTCCTCCCTGGGATACTGCCCAGTAACCAAAAATGTATCGTGGAAACCGGAAGTTACAAAACAGACCAACACTATACAGAAAGAGAGCACGAAAGAGTTAGTAGTAGACTAATTAATGTATGGCTCGTTACGACAAAGATCTCAATAATTGCAAAAACAACAGCGGTGATTTACACAGCGAAATAGTACGACTTGGCGGTGGCGGCGGCGGTGGTTCAACCAGTCCCGGCGGTTCCAATACACAGGTTCAGTATAACGCCGGCGGTTCTTTCGCTGGATCTGCGAACCTTACTTATGACGGGACAAACCTCACAACACAACAAATAACGGCATCAACTCACGTCTCGGCATCAACCTATTATGGTGATGGATCCAACTTAACCGGCATTTCTGGCGGCGGCGGTGGCGCTGCTTTTCCATATACTGGATCTGCCGAAATAACTGGTTCTTTGCAAGTGAGCGGAGACATCAAAACAATTGATGGACTTTATATGAACCGCAGTATCATAAGCAGCAGCATCACTATTCCAGTTGGGTTCAACGCAAGTATGGTTGGTCCATTAGAGTTTGCTGTTGGAACAACATTAACAGTTCCAACTGGAAGTGAGTTTGTTGTATACTAATCTATTTATTCTATAGGAAACAATTATGAGCACAATCAAAATCAATGAACTACAACCAACAACTGGTACAACAGTAACAACAACTGGGAACTCAACTGTAACTGGGAACTCAACTGTAACTGGGAACTCAACAGTTAACGGCACATTATCAGGGTCTGTTGTTTCGGGAACCTTCTATGGTGACGGATCAAACTTATCAGGAGTAGGTATAAACATCCAAGAACAAGACGGATCACCGGTAATAGCAAACGCAACCACACTTAAGTTTTCCAATAGTTCTGTTACAGACGAAGGCGGCGGTGTTGTTTCAGTTGCCATTACAACCAGTGGTTCTTGGTTCCGACCAGCATCGACCAGCGTTGATACAGGACAGTCAACTCCTACGGAAATGGATATAAACACTCAATTAACAGCCAGTGTAACCGGTTCACTTTATACTCCATCAACAACATTTTCTTCTTCCAACTCGGCAGTTATAAGTGTTGTAAGTCAAGCGTATGTTGCGAATAATCGTATGACGGTTGTTTTATCATCCAGTGCAGTAACTGGATCATCCATTACGCTTTATGCTTATAATGGAGCGCAACAAGACGATTCACCAACGACT